GAGAAGGCCCCTGGCACATTCTCCCACACGATAAATCTTGGTTTTTCTCCATTGGTCTTGCACCTCATTTCCTTCACGATTCGGATTGCTTCGTAAAACAGGCTGGACCGTGAACCATCCAGACCGTCCCGCTTACCAGCGATGGACATATCCTGACAGGGACTGCCAAAGGTGATGATGTCCACAGGCGGCAGGTCTGCGCCGCTGATGGCGGATACATCTCCGTAGTGCTTCACCAGTGGCAGACGTTTGGTCGTGACCCGGATGGCAAAGGGCTCGATCTCGCTGCTCCACAGCGGAGTGATCTGCTCGGTCAGAAGACCGCCTAACGGAAAACCCCCGGAGCCATCAAAGAGGCTGCCGAGGGTCAACTGTTTATTCTCCATCAGCGACCTCGCTTTCCGGCTCGAAGGTTGCCACTTCCTCGAACTTCAGCTTCTGGCCGTCACGGACAACAAACACATCATCGTAGTGACCATCGCTGTGTTCGATGTACCGCTTCACGATCACATCCACGAACTTCGGGTCTAGCTCGATGCCCCGGCACACACGGTCGGTCTCTTCGCAGGCGATCAGTGTCGAGCCACTGCCGAGGAACGGATCAAGCACGATGCCGTTGGTCATAGTGGAATTGCGAATCGGATAGCTCATCAAACCGATGGGCTTCATGGTCGGATGGTCCTTGTTGGACTTCGGCCGGTCATACTCCCATATGGTCGTCTGCTTCCGGTCGGAATACCACTGGTGCTTCCCCTTCTGCTTCCAGCCGTAGAGACACGGTTCGTGCTGCCACTGGTAAGGACTGCGGCCCAGCACCAGCGCATTCTTCTTCCAGATACAGCACCCGGACAGGTAGAACCCGGCATCCTTGAATGCTTTTCTAAAGTTCAGCCCTTCCGTATCTGCATGGAAGATGTAGATGGAGCCGTCATCCGCCAGATGACCGTGCATCTGCTGGAACGCTGCCAAAAGGAACTGGTAGAATTCCGAATCCCCCATGTTGTCATTCATGATCTTACCAGCAGTCTCTTCCACATCCACGTTATAAGGGGGATCGGAAAGGACCAGATTTGCCTTGGTTCCGTCCATCAGGGTGTCGTAGCATTCTGCATTGGTGGAATCACCGCACAGAACGATGTGCTTTCCCAGATGCCAGAGGTCACCCTCTTTGGAGAAGCATGGCTGCTTCAGCTCGGATTCCACATCGAAGTCATCTTCCTTGACCTCTTTGCTGTGGACTTTGTTGAACAGCGTCTCAATCTCCGGCGGCTCAAAGCCGGTCTTGCCAAGATCAAAGTTGGAATCTTCGATGTCTTTCAGAAGGTCGGCCAGCAGGGAATCATCCCATGCACCTGTGATCTTGTTGAGTGCGATGTTCAGGGCTTTTTCCCTGGTTTTGTCGATGTCCACCACCGCACAAGGCACTTCGGTATAGCCCAGCTCCATCGCTACGGTCAATCTCTGGTGGCCGCCGATGATTGTCATATCGGCATTGACCACCAAAGGATCTGCGAACCCGAACTCCGTGATGGAGTTCTTGATCTTCTCGTACTCTTTGTCCCCCGGCTTCAGCTTTTTCCGGGGATTGTATGCGGCCGGCTTAAGTACGGACACCGGCAGCATCTTCAGTTCAGCAGTCGCTTTCATGTAAGCCCTCCTAATTCAGATTCACATGCGCATGACCCCGGAGAACGGCACGAAAAAGGAGCCGAACAAAAAGCCCGACTCCATCTCATCTCCATCTTCCTGCGGATGTTCAGCCATCTCGCACCATTCCGGGTTTTCCCCGTTCACGGATGCCAGGACCTTATCTTCCGCATCGTCAATCGCATGTACACAGATACCCCCGGTGTTGAACATCGGAAACACACCGATAATCTTACTCATCCTCATCCACTCCCTTCATCCCGTATCGATAATCCCAGTAACAATTCAGACTGCAGAACTTCCGCTGCCGTTTTCCTTCATCTACGGCATGGAACTCCCTTCCACAGTTTTTACAGACCGCGATCCGAAAAGACTTATGCTGCCTGTAATATTCCTCCCGGCAATCAGGAGAACAGAACCGTCTCCGACCACTGTTCCCTCTCTGCACGAGAATCCGTCCGCACACTGGACAGCGCCGTTCCCCCGACCCATCCGGTGGCTGTAACTGGCAGCTCCCCGTTTCCGGCAGGCCCAGTTCCCGGCAGTAATCCGTGACCTGTTCCAAAGACAACCCGGTGTTTTCTGCGATCTCCACACATTCAAACCCGGCAAGCCGCTGGCTTCGGACTTCTTCTCTCTCCGGGCGGTACTCATAGCCCTCAAACACACAGTCCAGCCGGACACCGTTCTTTACCACATCACGCTCTATGTTCAGCGGTTCTTCCATTTGCATCGCCCTCCTTCCAGCGTCCTTTGTTTGCACAGGCACGGCTGCAATATTTCCGTTCCAGACCATACTGGTGCCGGTAGGAAAACTCCCTGCCGCACACCGGACAGATCTTTGACCGCACGGTCTTCCAGTTCTCTGGTTTCGGGTGGGTGTTGTTCCACCGTGACCGGCATTCCGGTGAGCAGAACTTCCGTGGTCTGCCTTTATGGTTTGGTACGATTGCCGTACCGCACTGAGGGCAGAAGGAAAAAGCCATGTCCCTGATCATCTCAGCCGTGTAATCTTCCATCTGCCCTCACCTCACTCTCATTTTTCGCCGTTTCTTCGGCGGTTTCTTAGAAAAATCTCATAATTCATGCGAAAAGCGGCGAAGTGGAAATCGGCACTGCCCCGCCAGGTTGGATCGTTGTTGCGGCGGCCGATTCCCGCTCGCCCCTGCTCCTCCCGGAACAAGCTAAAATGTGCGAAAGCTCCCTGTTTACGAGAGGTTTCACACACTTTGGTTCATTTCGGGGAAAAAGAATGGCACCGGAACCGAAGCTCCGATGCCTGTACATTTTCCTGCTTCATTTTGCGCCGTTAATCCTCTGACCCCCGGCCTATGAATTTTGCGGTTTTTCACAGAAAAGGGCGCACCGGTCTCCGTGTGACTTCATCGTAGAGAAGTGACCCCGGCCCCGGTAGGGGGTGTTAGTAGGTGTAGGTCGGGTTGCTGTCCTCGGTCAGCGTCTTCTTATCGTGACAACTCTTGCAGAGAGACTGCCAGTTGTTCTGGTCCCAGAAAAGTTTCTGGTCACCACGGTGCGGAACGATGTGATCCACAACCGTTGCCCGGACGTACCTGCCCTGCTTGGCACACTGCACACACAGCGGATGGGCTTCCAGATACGACTTCCTGGCTTTCTGCCACCGTCTGTTGTATCCACGCTTCGCTGCCGGGCGGGTCACCTCTGGATGGAGAGGCAGGTGCTTCTCACAGTAGAGCCGGCCGGCTTCCACCAGCTCTGGGCAGCCGGGATGATGACACGGTGTCTTTGGTCTGTACGGCATGAGTCAGTCCTCCCACGGAAGACCAGCCTTGCCGAAGTGACCGTAAGCACTGACCTTGTTGTAGTCTACATCCAGCAGTCCCAGCCGCTGGATGATACCCTGCGGAGTCAGGTCGTAGCTGTCATGGACGTAGGCTTCGATGAAGTCAAGGGACTGATGCTCCGTACCGAAGCACTCCACCGACACACCTACCGGCTGAACCACACCGATGGCGTAGGCCAGCTGGACTTCGCACTTGTCAGCGTAGCCCGCCTGCACGATGTCCTTGGCAATCTTCCTCGCCATGTATGCTGCGGAACGGTCCACCTTGGTGGGGTCTTTCCCACTCAGAGCACCGCCTCCCATGCGACCGATGCCGCCGTAGGTATCACACGCCAGCTTCCTGCCGGTCACACCACAGTCGGCATAGCTGCCGCCCAGCACGAAACGGCCGGTCGGATTGACCAGCTTCGTGAAGTCACCATCCAGACCGTACTCGCAGGCGGCCAGCACCATCATGGATTCGATGATGTGCCGGAAATCGCTGACCTCCACATCCGGGCTGTGCTGCACGGAACAGAGGAAGGTAGTGATGCGTCCGGTGTCGTAGTCGTAGCTGACCTGTGCCTTGGCATCTGCACGGAACATCTTGGACGGATGGTTCTTCAACAGTTGCAGGAACTTGGTAGCGACCATGTAGGGAATCGGCATCTGCTCCGCCGTTTCGTTGGTGGCGTAGCCATACATGATTCCCTGGTCACCGGCACCGCCCTTGTCCACACCGAGCGCAATATCCGGGGACTGCTTGTCCACCAGAATGCCGATGCGAAGAAGCTCGGTCAGGTTCCACCCCAGCTTTTCGGCGCCGATGCGATTGAACACATCGTGAACGATCTGGTTGTAGTTTGGCCGGTAGTCAGTGGTGACCTCGCCGGCAATAAAGAGCTGGCTCTTTTTCAGCAGACACTCGATCGCCACACGGGCGTGCCTGTCATGCTGAAGAATGTCGGTCACAATAGCATCTGCGATCTGGTCACAGATCTTATCAGGATGGCCATTGCTGACCTGTTCACAGGTGATAATCTTACTCATGTTCTGTCCTCTCTTTCATGTATCACAAAGCAGGCCGCCTTTGCCCTTGCCCACAAATAGGCTCCCACAAAAGCGGCCTGCGATGTTCCATTGTGTAGTTCCAATGTGTCCTCTGAATCTGTTGCTGGTGTGTTGCTGGCGCTTTCCTCACAAAGCGAGGTGTCCAGTCCCCAAAAATATTGATTTTACGCACTTTTCAGGGGTGTTAAGATCTATATTTTTTCTTTTGTTGCTATTGTTGCTAGTAAAAAGTAAATAGTATATAAAAGAAAATAATATAAATAAAATAGGGTTTTCACTCGCAACACTCGCAACAGCACCGAAAACCCTTGATTTTCCTACGTTTTTCTGTTGCTAGGGCGTTGCCGCTGTTGCTGGTAACGTGACTCCGAAGTCGTGTGTTGCTGGTATTTTGATAGAAACTTGTGAAAATCAAAAACAATAGATTTCACTATGTTTTACCAGCAACAGCCGCAACAAATCCGTCCGTACCTTGAATTTCAAGCTCATGATGTCAATGGTGCAAAGTCCTCTTTTGACTCTTCACTTGCCGTGAACGCCACATCCAGGACCATCGGAGTCGTACTGCTGGAGGCACCGTCATTCGGACGCTTTCTTGCAGTCTTGTACCGCTTTTCAATCTCCTGGTTTAGATTCTTGGCTGCCTCTGCCCGGTAGCCATTCTCTCCACACCACTCTTTGTAGCGTGTGTAAACTGCACCGCGCCGAAGCTCACACCCTTCCTTTTCTTCAATGCATTCATCAAAAAACTGACCCATCTTATCTGAGAATATCTGATAGTCCGTTGTTGCCTGAACGACAGAATCCGGCATGGCAAGTCCCTGACTGCGGAACAGCTTATAGCCTTCCAGCATCCAGTTCAGAATGCCGGACATATTTTCCGGTTTTGCAAAAGTGGACTTTAGATCCTTATCCTGTTCATTTTCTTCAAAATGCCGGTCGAACGGAATGATTTTGATTCGACCGGACTCAAACAACGTAAGGTCTGTGATATTCGGACGATGGTTCGTGTTGATGAAAATTTTGAAGTTCGGTCGGAACTCAAAGCTGTTTTCATGCAGATACCGGGCTGTGATCGTATCGTTACCGGTCAGTCGTTTGGTAAGTGCTGCATCCAGTGTGATCTTCTTCTCTGGCTCGGAGATGTTTACAAAACGGGAGCCGGCAAGCCGGGCGATTTCCTCAGACGGTCCTCCGCTCTGGCTGTTAAACTTTGCCTGCAGCATGGTCGGGTCTGCATTTTTACCGTACTCTCCCATGATGCGCAGGATACTCTCCATTGTGGTACCTTTACCGTTTCTGGATGTCGGTCCGTACAGAATAAACAAGCACTCCATGCGGGTGTCACCAGTCAACGAGTATCCGATAGCCTTCTGAAGATAGTCTGCTCTGGCCTTATCCCCCTGCATGATCTCCGTGATGAACGTCCGCCAGCGAGGGCAGTCGGCATCCGGGGCATATATCACAGGGGACACTTTTGTGAGAAAATCCTCCGGGCGGTGTTCCCGGAATTCCATCGTCCGCAGATCCAGTGTTCCATTTTTGCAGTTGAACAGATAGATATCCTGATCGTACTGCTTCATGGACAGTGGGAATACGGACTTCGCGTCTTTCAGCATCGTGTCACGGTGCTTGCGTTGCTGGAGTTTCCGGACGCGGTCGATGAACCGCTTTCTGACATCCTCTTCTGTAATCTTCAATGCAAACAGATACAGCTTATCTGCCAGATATTTCGCAAGCTCTGCCACCTTAAGGTTCTCCATATCCGGTTGCCAGACAACTCCATCATAGACAAACCAGATGCCGCGTTCACTGTTGTACCGTGCGATAGGCTTGAAAAAATCGGCGAACATGTTGCCCAAACCAATCTCATCCCTGCCGTAGCGCGGATTCGTGTGCGGAGCCATTTCTTCCAGCGACAGCGTGAGCTTGCTGATGTCCGGTGGCCGCTCCGCCTCTTTATCATCAGAGTCAAGATTTGCAAACTCCTCATCCACAATGTCCTGCGCGTTGACAGGAATGTAAACGGAAGCGCAGGTATTGACCGTGTTGCGGATAGAGATTGCACCATAGGTCGAACCAGCCTGTTTGCGATCCCACTTCGGGCGCATCAGACCAGATGTGCGGAAGATGCGGTCCATCTGCTCCTCATCACAGCCGCACCAGAATGCCAGAATAGACAGGAACGCCATATCTGCATCCGACTGGCTGCCGTAGAGGTCTTCCCACTCACCGGCAAAGAGCTTTTTGAACTTTTCGGAGTTACTGGCCTCGTTGGCGTGTGCGATGACAGCCTCATCATCCAGATACGAATGGTGCTGGAAATGTGTCTGCTGCACCTGCTTGTTTCGCTTCATCAGCGTATCCAGCAGAGTGGTCATCGCCGTTTCATCGTTCGGGATCTCACCTGTGCGGTAAACATCTCCCGTTACGGTGACGAAGCGGTTTGTCGCACCGGGCATATACACTTCCAGACCTTTGCTGCGGTTGTTGATGTAGTAGACCGTCTTGTCGTAGACGTAGTCTTCTGGCACATGGAAGAATCCACGCAGACCTTTGCCGGACGGTGACTTCTCTACATACGCTGTAGGAAAGATTGAAAGTACGGTGTCCGCTGTGTCATTCAGCGTCCCGTCCTCACGGATACAGTGGTCGATGTCAAAAGCTCCGATGCCACTGCCCACAGCAATGCCGATGCCGTCATAGCCGCCCATTGCATAAGTGACAAGCGTAGTCTTGAAATCTGCAAAGGTGCGGAGATCATTGATCCTGGCTCTATCACCATTCGCCGGGTTATACGGCATCTTGGTCTTCTGACCGTTTCGCTTTTCAAATTTCCAGACACAAAACCGGCAGGAGGTCTTCAGCTCCGCCGGGATATTTTTGATATCCACCATAGCGGTTAGACCTCCTTTCTCGTAGAATTCGTGCCATGTGTTGAAGCCCGCATCGCAAACTGCTTTGTAACAGCGGCTTCGATCTCGTACTTCTTCTGAACGGAGACCACACAGCAAAACCGATTAAACAGAACCAACTTGTCGATGGTTGTGATCTGCTCCACCAGCAGGATGGAATCCTCCAAATGCTCATCCCTGAGCATCTCACACTCTTTTTCTGTAAGTACGATGTGTACCGGAAGTTCCAGCTTCTTCAACTTGGAACTCAGCGGAATCACTGTAATGACCGGGGAATTACGATTCGCCACGTCATTGCTGATGACCAGAACTGGACGTGTACCGCTCTGCACCGAAGTGCCAGAGTGATCGCCTAGCTCTGCGAACCAGACTTCATACTGTTTTGGGGTTCTCACAGTCGGCCACTGGTAGGTCGGCATATCATTAAACGGTGTTTCTTTCGATGCCGGCCGCCAGGATACTGCTGACTTGCGGCACTTCTTGGTTTTTCCGCATTGATTGATGTACTTGTTGACATGAATCTTGCGACCATACACGCTATGTCTTGCATTTTTCTTCTTGCGCCCCATACGGGTTCCACCTCCTTGACGCATAATAAAAAAAGCCAAAGAGGGCATGAAAAAAGCCGATAGGATTTTGACCTATCGGCTGTTTGTTTGCTTCTCTTTAGCTTTTGACAGTTTATATTATAGCACGGGTCTACATACGATGCAATGCGTTTTTTCTCCAATATAAGCCATTTTTCTCCAATTAAAAGCAATTCTCTCCATTTATGATAAAAAGCTCTGAGAAGTTATAGCTCTCGATGTTTTATCGTGACTGGTAAAAGTTCAAAAAAGGGAAGTGAACTCCTGAAGTTCACTTCCCCAACATCTTATCCCGTATTGAAAGATACCGCTGGATTCCATACCCCATCATCTGATATCCGATTTTGAGATAATGGTCTACACAGCCATTCGACATTTTTACCACACTGCTTTCTGGGGTTTCTATTTCGTTCCATCCTTTTCCGTTGAGAAATTTCTGGATAATAACTTCTCTGGGTGTTCCTTCTAAAAACTCCTCTCCAGCTGTGAAAAGTGTGATGATTTCTTTATCCTGGTCAACCATTTTTTGAAGCTCCTGCTCTTTTTCCAGATACAACTGCTGCATCACTTTGTTCTTTTCTTCAGTCCGCTTAGTTGCCAACCGCGTAAGATCCTGCTCCAGTATCGGCAATTCTCGCTTTGCCACTGTGTATTCCCTGCAGACCTGTTTTGCTCGTTCTACCATTTCCTTATCCACCGGTCTATCAAACAACTTTCTTCGTGCCATCCTGCATATCCTCCTCATTTTCTTCGCGCTGTGTTTTCCAGTACTTTATAATAAATTCAGCCATTTCTGCCTGTGCCTGCCGTTCCATCTTGCGGATGATCTGCCATGACAAAACCTCTCCATTTAGTCCAACAACATCTTTCCAGAAAACATCGTTCACATAGATCTGTCGAACAATCGTTCCCGGTTCTCCGTCCACATAATCCGCCGCCATCTCCAGCAGATGTATATCACTTGCCAGAGTTCCATATTTCTTTAGCAATTTCTTATAATCATCCCGCCATGTTCGGATAATATAATCCAGTGCACTGATTGCAGCTTTCGCGGTCGGGTCTGAGATATGACTGCTCTGGACTCGTTCACCTTCCCCGGAGCCCCCCGAATTCATGGTATAGTAGGCTTCTGCAGGTGTCAGTGTCGGTGCAGACAGAAGCTGCTCTTTCAGCTTCTTGAGTTGTACTTTTTTCCCTGCAATCGCCTTTCCCATATCTCGAACCCAGCGTTTTATTTCGTCCAGAATCCTGGCTTCAGCTTCGTCAACGGCTCCATTCGCATGATCAAATATGTAATCCAGCAACCCGAACAGCTCAGACGGTCTTTCGGCAGCGTGAGCGAGCACCTGTTCCTGTTCTTTTCGGATATCCTGTGTATTCATCTTCCACTTTCTCCTTTCGTCTGCTTCTAAATCACAGGCGATGAAAAAGTGGAGAAATCGAACCCCTTCCCAAAAATAAATGGAGAATTTCTAAAAAAAAGAAACGGTGCAGGACATTACTGCCCCACACCGCGTGGAAGTCAAACTCTCAGCTGCGCTTTGACCGCTGAGATCAGCTTTTCCTGTGTCATGTCCTTCTGCTCCAATGCCGCCATGACATCCTCGTCCACTGTATTCTTCGTGATGATGTGGTGAATGGTCACCACATGGGTCTGTCCCTGCCGCCAAAGACGGGCATTGGTCTGCTGGTACAGTTCCAAAGACCAGGTCAGCCCGAACCAGATCAGGATGTGTCCGCCCTGCTGGATGTTCAGGCCATGTCCGGCCGATGCAGGATGGATCAGTGCGACTGGGATGTTCCCAATGTTCCAATCTTTGATATCGGTACTGCTCTTGATGTCCCGGACTTTGATTTTCAACTTCGACAGATGGTTGATGATACGCTCCCGGTCATGCTTGAACCAGTAGGCCACCAGAACAGGCTGTCCGTTCGCCGCTTCTATCAAGTCTTCGAGTGCTTCGAGCTTGTGGTCATGGATGATTCTCGCCTTACCGTTCTCATCATAGACAGCGCCGTTGCTCATCTGCAATAGCTTTCCTGTCAATGCTCCAGCATTGGCGGCATCTATGTCTCCATCTTTCAGCGGAATCAGGAGATCCTGCCGGAGCATGTCGTAAATTTTACGTTCCTCTGTGTTCATTTCAACTTCGTGCCGGGTCGGTACACAATCCGGCATATTGAGATAATCCAGAGCCTTCATGGAAATCGTGATGTCCGAGATCCGCTGATAGATCATCTCCTCTGCTCCCTGTCTGGGAATATACTGGAATACGATGCCTGTTGCCGGATTCATCGACCCTGCCTTAAAATAGGCTTCCCGGTACCGGCCGATAAACTTACCGAGCCGTTCCCCGCCATCCAGTATTCCGATTTCTGCCCACAGATCCATGAGACCATTAGAGGACGGTGTGCCGGTCAGTCCGACCCACCGCTTCACGAACGGTCTCACTTTTCGCAGAAACTTGAAACGCTGTGACTGGTAGTTCTTGAACGAGGACAGCTCATCGATCACAACCATGCTAAAATCCCATCGCATTCCATTTTTCTCGTAATACTCCACCAGCCACCGGATATTCTCCCGGTTGACGATATAGATCATCGCCGGGTGGTGGACTGCTGCGATCCGGGTTTTGACATCTCCAACGATGACGGAAATGTCCAGCCCTTTTAAGTGATCCCACTTTTCGATCTCTGCCGGCCACGTGTCACGGGCGACACGCAGCGGTGCAACGATGAGGACCTTGCTGACCTCAAAGGTCTCAAGCATGAGGTCTTTGATGGCGGAAAGAGTGATTACAGTTTTGCCTAAACCCATATCCAGAAAAAGAGCCGCAATCGGGTGCGTCTTGATATACTCTGTGCAGTATCTTTGGTACTCATGTGGGACAAATCTCATACACCGCCTCCTCTCTCCGGAAGATTCACTTCCGGCATCTCAGGGATCTTCGCCCCGATTCCCTGTGGGATAGGCTCACCGGGTGTCCAGCGCAGGAGTGCATCCACAGCAGGCTGTATCTGCTCCAAGCGGTCAACGCAGAACACCGGGAAGCCCAGGGCTTCGAGCTGCTGTCTGCGCTTTCGCTGGAGGATACGCATCTGTTTGCCGGGCGCTTTCAGCTCCACGAATGCACACTTGCCGCCAATCAGTAGAACCAGACGATCTGGCACGCCATTCATGGTCTGACTGGTAAATTTAAGTGCCTGTCCTCCAGCAGCCTTTACCGCAGCCACGAACTGTTTTTCTACTTCACTTTCTCTCATACGGATACCTTTCTATTTCTACAATCCCGGAAGTATTTTTTCTTTGCCGCGTAATACTCCGCTCCAAACCAGAAGTTACCGCTCTCAGAACCTTCCGTTTTGATAATCACACCCTCAGAAGGGTCAAGCTTGGAGTATACCTCAATAACTTTACGCTTAAGTACAGGAACAGCTTTTCGCTTAGGAGGTTCGTCTGCGTTCTTCTTCGGCTGCATATTGCTCTCGACAAAAGCCATATCCTTCTTGAGTTCCTTAGCCGTGCCGATAAAATAGAAAGCCGATTTCGACCCGATATGAAGGACCGTATCATTACTAAACCAGCTGAGAATATCTTTCAGTTCCGGACGGTTTCCGGCTTTAAAGAGACGGTCAAATTCTAGCTGCTTTGGTGGAAGCAGTTCTTTCAACATCTTCTCTTTCTCTTTTCGCCGTTCTTCTCTCATCACATTCCCGATAGCCTCATTTGCAGTCGGATCAGAATGACTTCGGTTATTGCGACATTCCGGCACCTTTTCTTCTTTATGATCGACCCAACGGATAACCTGTGTTTCTTTCTGCATGATGATTCCCTCCCCATTACTGATTGATCTGCTTCCACTGCTGCGGCTCAATCGTGGCGACCTGCCAGCCGATGCCCTCCAGTGTAGTGGCACGGTCGTAGGAAACGACATCCTGCGATGTGCGGGTGACTGCGTTGGACAGGCCGTACAGAGACAGGTCGCCGCCTTCAATGAGGTACTTGAGGATACCTTCCTGCTCCTCGGCATTGATGCCATAGCTCTGGGCGGTCAGCTGCACCACATCCTGTACCTTACCGGTGATCGGCACTGCCATAGATTCCTGCAGGCGGCCGACCACCTGGGAAAAGCGAGCCTCATCAATGGCAGCCAT